GCTTAGCTTAGATGCTTATTAAAAATGTTGGGTGAGTGTAGACGGATTTCTCCATCAGCTCACTTAATAAATTAAAGAGAACATCGATGTTGACCAAGGATTATCAGAAGAGCTCCTTACGGAGTTGACACTCTCCTGGCACTCGCCTTGTATACTAGATTACTGAGGCCCAGAGTCTCCGACTTATTGTTATGCGAAGAAAATACAACTCTGAGATTCCCAGCACAAACCTAGTGTTCCTCCTACCGTTACCGGTAGGGTTTCATCGATCGCCAGGCCCAGAAAGGGCCCGGACTTATTTTGTCGTTGAGCGGAATGGACGTGAGAGCCGTTCCCACCGACGGATAAGCTTGAGACCCTCCCCCAACCGATTAAGGTTGGGAGTGGCAACAAGGCGATCCATCGATGGTATTGCTCCGATCTTCTCCTCAATTTCTTGAAGAGCCGACCACAACTCTGGAAGATGGTCAATCACTCCATCCCCAAGAGCTGTCACTCTAGCACGTAAAGTCTGAACCGACTCCATAGCCTCCACGAAGGGTTCTCGGTAGACCAAATTGTCCAGGAACCAAATGATATCCTTAGGGATACCCTTGATGCCCGGATGATAAGGAAACCTACCAAGATCCGCCCCGTGAGGGATCAGGTGCCCCTGTTTCTCGAAGTTATCGGGATTGAACGGCTCGCACAATCCTTTCACTATTCGGTCAAGCCGAGATACAACCTCTTGCACCTCAGGCCCTAGTAATAGCTCCTTAGCCTTCAGTAAGGCCCCCTCTGTCACTTTGTAAGTAGACTGAAGGGATCTCATTGTCAACCAAGGTAATACTCCTTGGAACAGAGACATTGACGGTCCATGATACGCTACCAGGTAGTTTCTCAAGCGAGCGGGTAAAGACCACAGACGCTTCGTCAGTGACCCCGTAGCCCGGTATCCGTAACCTAGGAACTTAGCGTAAGCCCCTAGGCCCATACCATACTTCCGACACAACTCTAGACCCGCGGACAAGTTCTTCCGCGAAACTAAAAGCTCCGCCAGAGATACGGCTGAAACGTCCTTCCCTTTATAGAAAGTACGTTTTGCGAACTCCAGGCACGACCCATCTCTTGAGACCAATGACTTGTGCGCTCCAATCTGGACCCCAAGGCCCGTCATGATCGCAACATAGGCGTCAGCTACCTGTCCCCCCATTATCACAATGTCATCACCTAACACCGCGTAATGGCGGTACCAGCTCCACCCCTCTTGATTACGGGTACATACCTTATACCATGCCCACTGTACTATACAGTGGTGAGTCAAGGCCAGCATAGCCCAAGACGAGAGCGCCCCCATCGGCTGCCCGGTGGCATAGCGTTGAGGTTGTAAAGACCCAACACCATACTCATCTTTAAGATATATGTAATAATCTCGTGCAACTAATAAGGACGCCCACGCCTTGGCTAAGCGCGGTCCTAGGACCGGGCCTAGCAATGCGACCTGAATTGCCAACGGTAATCGATCCGTCGCGGCGGTAAGATCGAAAGAAAAGAGAGCGTAAGCTCGTTTCGGAACGTTCAACCCCAGTCGGACCCAACCCGTAGGCCGGGAACCGGGATATCTATTTTCTCGAATAAGAACTTCCCTCTCCTTTATCAACGCAATCAGCGGTTTAACCTGATTGTGCGTACCGTCCTGGCGGATCTGTCTAAACAGTGCGAACAACGCCTCGTGAAG